ATAGCATAATGTGAAGCGCTATCTTTTGTATACATCAATATCTTATCATTTTTAGTTTCCACCGAATAAGGGTACTGTTCTAAGGGAGTTAGCATAATTCTCCTATAAGTGAAATCCTGTTTTGCAAATGTAGTAGGAATCTACTATATCAGAAACAGGGTTGGATATTTTGGTTGATTTCGGGGATAACTGGCTCCGAAGATCAACGTGTGTTTCGGATAAAAATGTCTCATACATTAATTCTTTATTGGCATTCCCCTTTCCAGTAGCATATTTTTTAATTACCGTGGGAGGAATCACGGTACATTTGAATCCAGCCTCCCTGAGCTGTTTTTTGAGTATTCCCGTATTTTCTGCAATATTGAATACTCTACCAGTTGCACCATAAGCATAATTTTCCAAATAAACTTCACTTACCCGACCATCAAACCAACGAATACATTCGATCGTCCAATGTGCCAGTTTACTAAATCTATCAATATCATCGGTATATTCTGGATAATTATGTGCAATTATCGAATCACCTAATGATTTATGTGATTTATTTTGTTTCAAAAAATGAAATTTACAATTACAATATTCAATATCACCATCTACTATTTCTGCCGTGCAAACAGCAGGAGAAGTCAATGAATAATCAATACCTGCAATATAATTACTCTTCAATTTCGTCCTGATAAGATTCCATTAGAATCCCACAAAAAGAACAATGATATGCCTGCTCTCCATGTCTGTTTGGTATGGCATCCGACTCATACATCATAGTATATGCCGCATCACAATTACTGCATTCGATATCCAATTCTATTTCCATTACTTTCCGTTCATAGGTCTACAATTTCGCAACCACCGTCAGCTGAACAAGCAAGTTCTTGTGAAGCAACAGTATAATCTTGTTGCTCATAATTAGATAATTCTGTCCAATCCACTTCTTGTGGGACTCTGGATAGAAGTTCGCTATATTCTTCTTTCGTACAATCTTGATACGGCGGTTGTCTATATGTATGTTCACTGAAAGGCAAGAACGAAATGCCACTAATCGAATCGAAATTATTCCAAACCCAAGCACCCACATCAAACCATTCATCTTCTTTGACAGATACAGTAATAGACGGTTTATGTTCACACCAATGTTCTTGGTATGCCGACCACAATTCTAATTGATCAATTGCAGTCATATCTGTACGGCAAACTGCTCCCTTTGGACTTTCAAATGGAAAAGAAAAAACAGTTGTATGTTCTGGTTTATTCACATCAGGCTCATTGGGGAACTTCTTTTCTTTCATCATTTTACATAATGGATCTTTATTATCCGCTCTCACAGTTCGTATATAAAAAGGACTATGACGGGCATGAATACCAGAAGCACTATCAACAAGCTGAGACACAGTACCACTTGGTTTGACGCAGGTAATAGCTGCTGATCTTTTAATTCCCAATTTATCTGCCCATTCTTTGTTTGTTTCATATGCTACCTTTCGTAAATCATCCAATAATGTTTCCAATCCTTTTTTCTTACCATTAGTCAACGGATTGTCCAATATTCCGGTAAGTGATACTCCAAGCAGTCGTTCCTCAGCACAATTTTTTTTCCATTCTCTGGTGAGGTATTTGAAATTGGTAAGAGTTGATTGGAATGTTCCAAGGATAGTTGCAATCCTGACTTTCTTAGAAAGAGATTCAGCAGTGTCCCATCTTCGGATAACGCATTCTGATAAGTTACAGAATTCTCTGCTTCTAAGTATAATCTCGCTGCAGGGGTTAGTCCCAAAATCTTCTCTAGGTTCTCGTCTAAATATAAAATCTCCGCTCCCATTGATTGCCTTTTCGTTTAATTTAATTACTTGATCTTTTGCAGAGATGCCATTATATATCCCCCTCTCTCCTGATTTGGAATCATAAAGAGACAGCCATTCCCGCATAAAAGTTCCTGTATTTGGTTTTCCTTTATAATTAACAGAATTATTCGCTAATGTCCGTTGAACATTATGTTCCCACCATTGTCCAGATTTTGCATGACGCATTTCCCTATCTTCAAGATCGGATAAACTAATGAGTGCCGAACGGCGAACACCCCCAACAACAACTATCTCTGCAATCTTGCAAACAAGGTCGTGGCATTCAATTGGTTTTAATTTCCTTCCAGCTGCATTTTGAAATATATTAATGGAAAATCGAAACAAATCATCAAGTGGTTCCGGGCCAGATGCACGACCACCAAATGTTTTTAATGGTTTCCCAGCAGAACGAACCCTAGTCAAATCCCATTGTGGAACTTGACCAATCCATAATAAACTTAAAAATTCTTTATATGCTTTTGCCCATCCCAATTTAGAATCTGCAACTATAATTGTTGTTTCAGTAGGATGGAATTCATCTGCAATTGGTGATAATTGTGACACATTAACATTTTCAACACTAAATCCAACCCCGGTTCCATTCATTAAAATATAAAGAATTTCATCAAAAGAACGTGAACTGTCAATTTTAACATAAGAACAATTATAACCCGCTACGTTTTCTTTGTGGAGAGCTTCTCCTGCTGTCATCAAACAACGCATAGAAGGCATGACATCCAATGCCAAAACCTCCCCCTTCAATTCTTCCACTAAACCATTTTCCAAATCGAAATCGAATTCTTCCTTTAAATGTTCTTGGAAAAAAGTAAAATAACGGTCTACCGTTTCTCCCCATGTCTCTCTTCGTTTCTTATCGTAATCCCATCGAGCATACCGTGAAAGATGAATAAATTGTTGGTATTGGGTAGGCAGGACAGCGGGATTTTGGTTCATTTTTTCCTCCAAAAGGCAAGTTGGGTTTGAGCTAGCAAGCCGCAGTAAGTGTTGGTATTTATTATTTCTACTAATTTAGTTTCTGATGTACCAGAAAGCACCATATCATTTAAATCTTTTCGTTCCATTTGATGCGGCCAGATACAAATATTCCATCCATTCTCAATCATCTTTTCCATCCTAGAAATGATTTCCGTATTTCTAGGTTCATTATCAAATACTATCGTGCCAGTATGATTATCTAACGCATTTGATATCCCAATTTGTGATTTTAAATTTGCATCCGAACCTGCCATTGCAATACAATTCGGCAAGAACATCGAATCAATTGGGCCCTCTACTACATAAAACTGTTTCGTCAAATCCAGACGTTCCAATCCAAATATCTTCGGTGAATCTTCGTCTATCTTAATAGTTATGTAACGTAAAGTTGTATTAGTAAATGCCCGGCCCTGAAATGCAATTAATTGTTTATCCTTATCATAAAACGGGATTATTATTCTCTGTTCCCCTTTGTTCAAATCGTAATCACGATTCGTCACCTCTTTAACAAACATTTTAAAGTCACCTGCATAATATAGATGTCTCAAAAATTGAGGTGGAATAGCACGATTGATTAGATATTTTTTTGCAAAATGGCCATCATCCAATTCACTAATTTTGGGTAAATTAATCTTGGAATAAAACTTTGGTTTCTCATGCTTAAATTCCGGGTCAGGTGTATTGTGTCCTTTCCCCGTCAATCCTTCTTTATATCTTTCCAATACATATTGTTTGTGTAATTCCCCATCCAATTTTTTGAGAAAATTAGAAAAAGTATTACTCTGTCCACAATTATGACATCGGTAATAAAGATCTGTTCTTCTTTGATACAGATATCCCCGGGCCCTAGTTTTACTCTTCTGCGAATCACCGCAAAATGGACATCTAAAATTGTAAAGGTCTGTGTTTTTCCGCTTGAATAACGGCAAACGCGATGTGATCAAATTGACATATTTTGTATCAATATATGAAGGCATAATTAATCCTATTCTGAGTTTGTTATATTAAGTATAACACACTCAGTACCAAATGTCAAGTTCAACTGGATATAAATTTAGGTATGATATTTGTTAATAACCACGCGATTGCTGTGGCTATACCAATAGTAATCCATCTCCATTTTTCAAGGGAATCTACTTTTTTATACAACAATGATATATCAGATGATACTCTGGTTTCTGTTTTATCAATCATTTCAGTACACTTGTCATGAAGATCACCAATTCGTGTATGGATGATTTTTAATTCATCCCGAACTTCATTATCGCTTGCTTTATGAGACTCTTGCCCAACTAATAACCGTCCAATATTTTCTGAAAGTGAATTGAGTTTACTTGAAGTCTCACTTAACTTCTTCATCAAAGCATCAAGTTCCTTGGTACGGAACTCATCTTTAATTTTTAAAGTTTGGATTTCAGTGTGTAGTTGGTGGATGGATTCTTGTTCCGGCATATGATAACTCAGCAGGTCTGACTTCTTCTATAAATTGTTTACTAAAATGCGCAAATGCTTTTGGCGCAAATGTATTTTTATACACCGTCCATGTTTCACCATCTAATTCGGAGTCGTAACCACCATTATGTATTTCCATCACATTATCAGTATCATCTATTACTTTCCATGTTGAACGAGATTTACTGATCCAATTACCGCTCATAACCTGTTCAATCGAATCATCTGCATATACTTGCAGATATTCTTTGAATGTCATCATTTTCCAAAACCATGTCTCAAAAACTGCATACACCCTGTTGAGGAATCCATTACAATAATAGGTTTTTGGGGATATTTTCTCGCATATACACGGATATAATTACCTGCTTCATCTTCGCCAACATAACGACTATATCGGTCATATTTTTTCTTGCCGCGATAAGATTTGGGATATAATGCCGGTTTAATTGCAAACACATCATGTCCAGCAAACCTTTTCA